TCTCTTTTTTATTATGGCCCGTTGGTCAAGCGGTTAAGACAGCGGCCTCTCACGCCGTTAACGTGGGTTCGATTCCCGCACGGGTCACCAAATAGTGCAAATCCGAACTCATTCTTTTTCGTGAAGCACTGTGTCGGATTTGTTTTCATAGTAGAGGACGTGGGTTAAACTGCGTCCTCTTTTTTAGGTGTCTCGTAAGTAAGAGCCTGTTTGGAATCTCCAATGCCAGCAGTGGTCGGGTCAGTCACGATACCGAGAATCGTGAGGACTGCGAACAGAGCATTGACAACAGCCAACAGCTTGTCCCCCAGCTCACCCAAATCGAGGGTGTAACCGAAGACAGCGGCAATCACCTGTACCAGCAGAAGCACCGCCGGAATCAGAGCAATCCAAAAGTTCTTGTTTTTGATACGCACTTTCCAGTTAATCATGTTGATTTCCTCCTTAAATTTGATGATTGAAGTAGTTAAAGTAGCTGTTCTTGGCTTTTTTCGTATAACTTCCTCTATATACGCGCGTATCTATAAAAGTTTACGCAAAAACCGATTTTCAACTACTTTTACTACTTGGGTTAAAACAGCTTATTGACCTCTGACTGTACTTCGCTCGGGTCATAACCAGCCTGTTTCAGACGATTTACACGGTCTGCACCGTTGCCCCACGAAGACCAGCGAGCGTCAGAGCAAGTACCATTGTAGATTTCCTTGGCGATTTCAGCCGCAGATTTCTTCGCAGTACCAGCCGTAGTGCCGGACTTGGTAGTGATAAAAGCGTCATAGCCAGCGGCTTTCAGCTTCGCCATCATGTTCTCGGCATTGGACTTCTGACTGTAAGCACCGACCTGTACCTTGTACAGATTACCCATCTGTACGATGTAGGTATCGAAGCCAGCGGCTTTCAGTTTTGCCGCCCATGCGTCAGCGTTGGAACGCTTCGAGAACGCCCCTGTCTGCACCCTGTACAGCGTTTTACCGTCAGAGGGTACATCTACCTTACCAGTGTCGGTAGAGCCGCCTGTGAGACGCTTAGTGACCTCTGCGGCAAGGTTGCCGAGACGGTTGTACAGCCAGTCTCCCGGGCAAGACTTATTAGCGAACCATCTATGTACCGTCAGTACCATTTCATCGGACTTCGGCGCATAGGCAAGGGTCTTATTCTTATCGCCCAGCCACAAGAGCTTGCTCTTGCCGTTACGCTGACAAATATCAACGCACAGGTTTACGAGGGACGCATACACAGCGTTATTGAACGCATACGGAGCTGTCTTGTCAGACGCACACTCGATAGTGACTGCTCGCTGGTCGTTCTCACGACTGGAAGAACACCACGAACGATTTTTCTCCTCAACGCTCATGGAGATACGACCGTCAGTGCCGATACCGTAGTTGCAACTCGCCTGTCGAGAGGTGCTGATAAAACAGTCACAGATACTCTCTGCGGAGAGCTGACCTACTACACAATGCGGCGTGATACGGTCAATGGAATGGGTTCTCTGCCCGGAATGGTTCGGGGAGAGCTTGGTGTAGACCACCAAAGGACTGTTGCTCATTTTTGTTTCCTCCTTCTTGTCATAATCGGTTAAATGCCATGTCTCAATAACACGCATGAGGTTGTCCACATACTTGTGAGACGTAGCATAGCCATCGGCTTTGATATTCTCAAGGTATTTCCGAGGGTCGGTAACGCCTTTGAGATTTTTATAGTTCGGAATGTTGATGAAATCGAAGTAGCCGATAACTCCGTTTTCCATATCCTTGAACTTACACCACTGCATAGCAGAACTGGTGTAACTGCCGTCTGCGTTCTGCTCACTTCCTACCATGTGATAGATACCAATACAGGTCTTGCAACGACCTTTCCGGTATTTCAGACCAAAATAGTTATGAGAGTTTACAGCCAGCTCGGAAGTGCCGTAGCCACTTTCCAACACCGCTTGAGCGATGATAGGTGACACGACCTCGATTCCGTACGCCGGGGCGTACTTCTTGATATACGCCGCAACGGTTTTGACAAAATCTGAATGGTTCATCGGGTATCACCCCTTTCATACCCACCATCGTTTTCTTGGCTTACCGTGGTAGATTTCTTCTTCCTCGTATCGGTCAAGTCGGTGGTGTGCGGATTTCGTAGACTGCTCAACCATCACGACACGCTCGGACAGGTCGTTGACCTTTACCTTAACGTCTGTGATTTCCTTGCGGATTTCTTTCGTATCATCACTGATAGAATCCAGCTTTTGAGACAGAATAGCGTCAACCTGTGCTTTCTTGCTCACCTCGTCATTATACCGATTTCGTTTGAATACACAACGAAGGTGTCTCTCGGGTCGAGAGTGTAAAGCTCAAAAGGAGCTTCGTCTTCCTCACCCGGCTCATCGGGAAGGACAAGACGGAACGCTGTACCACAAATCATCTGCCACTCGACAAGCTCTTGGTCTTGAGCGGCTTTGTCCTCTGCGAACATATACTCGTTGAGGGTGTTAATCTGCTTTACGATTTCCTCGCCGCCATTACGGCTGACGTACTGAATCGGCTCGCCACACAGATACCCAACCTTGAAGGACACGATTTCGTTTGCACGATTTTCGGTAATCTTATTGCAGATTTCGGGGCGAACGTCTTTGACACGGTTTCTGATTGGCTGGTCTCCACGGTAATACTTCCACAGGTAGTCAATCTCACTGCGGTTCAACTCGTGAGTAGCGAGAGCCTTACGGAGAACATCGACCACGTTTTCGTCCGTGATTTCTGTTACGCTGGTCTTGATAATGCGCCGACCGCTCATAAATCGTGTCTGACTTAGATACTTCGGCTTGCTCTCGTCAATTTGATGTGCCACGTTCCTTCCTCCTTTCTGCATACAAAAAATGGGTGCATGACTGCTTGAGGTCTAAATTACCTCGTGCAATCATGCACCCATTCAAACTCGTTCTTCTTACCATATCATAATACCACAAGATATAGTAGAAGTCAATACGCTAACACACTATATGTTGATAATTATGTGGAAAGTGTGGATAACTCATACGACCTGTGTTACCACGGTCTCTGAAATACCTCAACCCTTGCGCCGGACAGACTTTGTGCGAACTCTGCCAGCATAGCCATACCATCGGGAACATCATCGTGCTTGTTTTTACCAGCCACAGTGTAAGAGCCGAGCATATCCATCATGCGACCATAATCACTCTGACGTTTATACAGGCTATCGTCTTTGAACAGACAGTGTTCCTTGACCCACGCACTGTTGACGATGATTTTTGTCTCCTTATTGGCAGTAGTGAACTTGGTCGTAATGCGAGTGATACCACCACGCTTCTTGACCTCGTTCTGTACCTTCTCGGCAACACGACCACCAGCGGAATTGCTCTCGAAACGGCACATTTTGACCTTACAGCGGAGCAGTATGTCCACCAATCGAGCGTCAACTATGTTCGGTAAGCTGTTGTCACAGACGCAATCGTCAATGTAGTAGTCATTGCCGTACACATACGCCGCCGGGAGGAAAGCGTAGTCAGAACCCTTGTCCTTGGTATCACAGATACCGATAATAGCGTCCGGGTCTTCTGCCGGAAGCTCGAAGTAGCGGCGCAGTTCGTCCACATCGTAGAGCAGACCCTCACGCTCGATAGGCTGATTCATAAACAGAGCCTTGAAAGACGCTTCATCAAGGTTGTTCCTCATATCCTCGAAATAGTTACGGCTGAATCCGACACCGTAGGTGTAATTGAAATTACTCTCACCGTCTGCGTCCAGTGCCGGAAGGACAATAAACTTCGCTCGGGAATCACCACCGTACTGATTCTCCAATCGACCGATAACATCATGGACAGACCATCGGGTAGCGATATGGATTTCCTTCGCACCTTCCTTTTTTCGAGATTTAAGGTCATTGGTGTAAGCACTCCACAGCTTATCCAATCGCTCCTTGCTCATAGCTTCCTCAATGCCGGAACACAAGTCATCGGCGTAGAGGATTTTGTCACATCGGGTAGCACCAGTCAGTGAAGCGTTGATTGCTCGACAGGTGAGTGTAGAGAATCGGTGCTTCTTGTGAAGGTCAATGGTTTCCTCCTTGGAGTTCGTTGCCGCCATTTTTACTCCCGGGAACACGTCAGCCCAAAGGTACTCGCTGTCGGTGATAATCTGATACACACCATCATAGAAGGAGCGTGTCAGCATACCCGAGTGAGCAGAAGCAAGGGACTGTGAATCCGGGAATCGACCCATGACCCACGACAGGAAGAAGATACCGAGAGTGGACTTACCAGTACCGGGCGGCATGGAAATCGTAAGTAAATCCAGCCTATCGTCAATCAAATCTTGCATTGCCTGTACGACAGGGTGCATGACCTCACGGCGAGGGACATAGAACTTCTTGTCCGGCTCACGTTCCCATTCGACATAGAGTAGATAGCTTTCAAAATCGAATGGAGCGGCGGCAAGCAAAACCTTCTTGTGAAGCATGAACAGGGAGCGAAGCTCCTTGTCTGTTTCAGACTGCGGAATCCGATTCTCGATAATGTCTGACAGCTTTTTCAGATACTCCACGGATAGGGGAATGTCTGTCTTCTGTGTCTCGAGACAGATATGGTATAAATCCTCATAGGCTCTGACCCCTTCCGGGGTCTTTTTGATTTGCCCGAGAATTTTTTCAAGTAACTCTTTCATAAATACCTCCAAACAAAAAGAGAGTGCGTCACCGTTCAGAGAATTAAATCTCTGTGCGATAACGCACCCTCGTCATTAAAATCTTTTTCTTCGTTTTCGTTTCCCTCGGTGGTGAGACTGCTCATTCATTTTCACAATCTCATAGAGTACCGCAAAGGGAAATATCAATATTGCCAGCACCCACATAGGCTCATTCCTCCGTCAATGGGATTTCGACCTTCTCGCCGCCGGACAGCTCCACCGATACGGTAGAATCATCGTCAAGCTCGAATAGCCACACCACATCAGCGATCGTGCCGCTCTGTACGCTGGAATCGCACTGCACATAACCGTTGGTTCTGTCACCTGTCGGGACAAGCGGTGACAATTCGACACCGTTCTGAAATGCTTTGACCGACACTTCATCAGCCGGGACAGCAGTTTCGGAGCTGTTGTTGGTGTACTGCGTATAGACAGCCACACAATCGTACTGCTCGAGAACAGTGAGTTTTTCTCCGCTGACATACGAGACCTTGTGTTGTGGTTCAGCTCCACACCCGGAGACCGCCAGCATAAGTATTCCGGCAAGCATAATAGATAGCATTTTCTTCATTTCTACACCTCCAATGGGAGAATCGGGGAGTGTACGCCCTGTACCCAGCCCATGTCTCCATATTTGTACTTGCCTTCATAGAAGGGGCGATTAGATAGGATTCCTCGAATGGTGGACGGCTGAAATCTCTTGCCTTTTCGGGTTCGATACCCACCATCATATAGAATCTCGCAAATGTCCAGCAAAGAGGTGTGATTCTCGTCATGCTCTCGGAATACCGTCTCTACGATAGGGCGTTCTTCCGGGTTCTGCATGAGCATACCGTCTACGCAGTAATAACCATACGGCTTGTTGCCGCCGGAATACCCACCACATTGAGCCTTGAGAGACCGCCCACGCCCGGTACGCAGTGCAATGTTCTTTCGTTCCTGTTCTGCAACGAACATCAGCAGAGAGCGGTAGATATTGGCGAAATCGTCACCCTCCGAAAAATGCTCCTCGGTAGACAACAGCTTCACGTTCCGCTTCTCGAGCGTGTAGAAGTAATAGAAATACAATTTTGTGTCACGAGCAACACGGTCATTCTTGAACACAATCACGGCTTCATGTGCCGGGAGCTGGTCTGCATTGTAGAGAATCTTGTCCAGTTCCGGGCGGTTGTCCTTCGCACCGCTGATTGTATCGGTCAGCCAGCACACGATTTCAAAATCATTTCTGTCGGCATAATCTGAAATCGCCTGTTTCTGTACCTCGATACCGTATTTATCGTCCGCAGACTGTTCCTCCGTAGATACACGGATATAACCAATCGCTTTCACGAGATATTCACCTCCTCAAGTAGTAAAAGTAGTAGAAAATCAAAAATTGCGGTAACTTTTGCTATATATGCGTGTACTAAGAGGAAGTTACACGCAAAATGCTGTTTTCAACTACTTTAACTACTTCAATCCTTCTTTTCGTAGGTGAGAACGATGTTATAACCGAGAGCGTCCATCATTTTCACGAAGGTATCGTTCACGATTCCACCATTCTTCTTGAGAACTCGGTTGATGTACTGTCCAGTAGTGCCGATTTCTTCACCCAACTGCTGTTGTGTCTTCCCAGCTTCGAGGAGCTTCACCTTTACATCAACTTCAATGTTATTCTTAACCATGTTTTGACCTCCTATATGTTGTTTGTGATACGAGTATAGCACGAGAAAGGGAGATTGTCAACACTGAAAGGATAAGAAATTATTTGCATATGCTTCAATCCAGCAGTCCTTCTTATATTTTAATGGCATCCATTGATGAGTGTGTCCGGGCAATGGATGAGTGCAGAGAAGAAATCATGGACACTTATGTTGAGTGTTTGCAGCAAGCAAGAGAGAGACTGAAGCAGTTAAAGAATATAAAATTAATTGAGGCAGAACATTATGACCGGTCAAAGATAGTATTATCTGTAAAAAATCTTAAGAATACAGATGGGGAAGTTTTGAATGGAAAACGATTTCAGGAAATGCTGAGATCTTATCATTTGGAGATGGAGATGGCTTCCGGGTCTTATGTGATTGCTATGACAGGACCGGGAGATACACAAGAAGGAATGGACAGATTGGTTCAGGCAGTGATGGAGATTGATAAAAATATTCTGTGCGAAGAGCTTTCAGGGAATGATGAGGATCATACTATAAAAAATATTTCTTATGAAATGGTTCCATTAGAACAAGCATATTCTTCCTTTGAAGCAGGGAGAATGGAAGGCGAGAGTGTGAAATGGAATGAGGCATCAGGAAGAATCTCATTGGAATATGTCTATCTTTATCCACCGGGAATCCCAATGATTGTTCCTGGAGAGAGAATTACTTCTACTATTGTGCAAAAGATGGTAAAATATAAAGAGATGGGTTTTTCCATTGAAGGGCTAAGCCAGGAGAATTGTTTATTAGTTGCGGGGAATCCAGAATAAAGAACCGACAGGCTGGAAGTTGAGAATACGAATCCAGATGCATGTTTAAGAGCAGGAGAAAAAGTATGGGTAAAATATTTTATATTATGGGAAAAAGTGCTTCCGGGAAGGATACGATTTACAAAGAATTGATAGAAAAG